GCTCCGTTTGTTATCCACTCATCATCTACTCCTCTAATTTTTTTCTCTGGAGTTCTAAACACAGGCATACCAAACCTATCTATAAACCCTTCCATGTTCCACTCCATAGGAATAAATAGATTATACAGTCCTGATTTAGTCTGACCGTTTGCATTACGAGTTTTTAAGTCTGAATCTTCAAACAATCGCTTAAAGTTTTCCCCACCTTTGCTAAGCGCATTGGAAGTAGAACCCATCATACACTTACCTATTATCTTACTACCTAGTCTTAAACAAGTCTTAGTTACACGCCAATTGTTTTGAATGTTATTTGGTTTAAGCCACTTACCTGATTCATCGTGTACTAAAAGCAAAAGTTTTTCACCATCATACGAGTTATCATCTGTATTCTTCCAGTCAATAGTGGTATCAAGACCTGTCAACTCTTCGTTCATCACCTCATGCATATTCTTTTTGGTAATTTTAGATGCAGGAACTCTAAACGCTAACTCTGTTTTAGGTTTATCCATACCATCCTGTATTGGTTTAAAAAAGAAAGGCAGTCTGTTAGCAATAGGAACAACTTTGTCTGTAAACATCTTCTTAGCATCCGAACCAGTCTTCGATAATATACCAACCCTTGAATCTTTAACAAGCGTACCTGTATTCACACACTCAGATGAACCCATAAAAGAAAACCCTGAACGTCTTATCTTTAAATAATCCATACCAAAGCATCTCTTGTCAGCCTTACAAGCTTCCCAGTAAATAAAAAATATTCTGTTTGCTTCTCTAAAGTCTGGATACCCTACATCAATACTTGTCCACTGAAGATACATGTAGTGTGAGCCTGTCATATAGGTAGGTTTACCATTATTGTAAAACCAATAACCGAGTTCTCTTCTGTCAAACTCAGCTTCTATATAATCAACCCATTTGTTTTTAAACGTAGCGGGCCTATCGTTCCACTGAAATATAGAATTTATCCTAGATAAATCTTTATGAAGCTCCTCTCTTTCCCAGTACTGCTCTTCTTTCTTTTCAGAACGTTTAAACATTTCCTCTGGCTGTATAGGCAGACCAATAGCCAAGCCGTTTATGTTTACTATATCGCCTATAGTTCCGTCTTTAGAAATTACTACTAAATCATACTTCTCACTATACCCATACAACCACGTCTTTACCTTGTTCTTTTTATTAAAAACAGACTTAGGGATATAATCCTTTATAATGTGATATAATTTATTTTGACCTTCGTTCAGCAAACCCTTGTTTTGTATTTGTTTTATCCACTTTTCCTCCAGAGTTAATTACTTCTTCCTCTAAATCTATTTTATTTATAATCTCAAACGCATCAAATATAGCAAGCTTCTTAGTTGCTGCTGCGTTCTTTAATCTATCTGCTGCCAGCTCATCGTCTGGGTCTGGCTTTATAATATCTTCTTTAGCTACTTTTATTAGTTGCTCCACAGCTCTACGCCCTGCGTGTATAATCTCTCTCTTTAATTCCTCTGAGTTCATAATACCATTGTTATTTGGTGGTCATACATTCTATACAACTTCTCATCATCTACCATAAACTCATACTCACTCTCTGGTTTAAAAGATATCTTATCTCCTTTGTTAACACCTTTAGATAACAAGTATTTGTTTGGATATTTCATATAACCAATCAAAGGTTCTTCTAATCCTCTTTTCATTATAACAGAATCTTCTTTTGCAGCCGGCTTTACAAAACAATACCTGTCGTGACAATGCCACTGACCTTCTTGCTTGTACATAAAGAACTGGTCATTCTCAATAAAGAACAAATTGTCTTTAAAATAACTCTTACCACTTTGTCTTCTTCCCTTCATATCGTTATAAAACTTAAATACGTTGTGATGAACCAGCAGGGTATCACCTACCTTTATATCTCCATCGTATCCTAGTGGGGTAGCCTCTACAATTCCCTCACGATTAGATGCTTTGTGATTCTCCTCTGAAGTACTTGTTATGAGCTCAACGCCACTTACGTTTTTCGTATTGTTATATCGCTTGTCATCTACTGGCTTAACGATAAAATAAAAAGGTGACCTCATTAAAAGTTTATATTATATTCGATTGATACTGGCATGTTGACGTTGAACTCCTTCCATAAAAGTATTTCATCTTTATGTTGAATCCAAATTTTAAAAGCTTTAGATTCCTTGTCGTGCTGTATTAAGTGTATTATATAGTTTTTTCCTAATACCTCTTGCCCAACTATATAGTGCATAGCTCCCGATTTATAATCAGCACCTACTGAGACTTTTCTAATATCCATTTGATTAAATTTAATTAATACAAAGATATAAATTATTTATCTGCCTTGACCTCGGTATTTTTTTTGGTAATACTTAGAAGATTTTACTTTAGAAGATTTTGTTTTTGCATGAACTCCTGGTCTACGAGTTTTTGGTTTCTCATAGCGCAGAGCAGACATTACTTGTGCCATTTAATTAGACTTATTATTTAATTTTTCAAACGTTCTCATGCCTCCAAGTCCTAACATACCAATAAGAACGGTCATAAGATGCTCCATCTGCAAAGCAGGTGGCGCTGTTGCAGCTCCCATATACCATACCAGCATATCTCTTATTATAAAGTTATATGCAAGGGCTATCCCACACACCCAACCTATGAAAGGTCTCCATCCAGCCACAAAAATTGTTCTGTGCTTTGCCTCCATCTCGTTGATAGCAGTTTGCATCTCTATAAGTTTTTGTGGATCAATCTCTTTTCCTTTTATAAGTTGTCTTATTTCAAGACCTAGACCATCTACGCCTGAGTCACTAAATCCTAATAATTTTTTAAGTAGTTTAAGCATAGGTCCAAATTACGTTTTTTGTTTTAATAGGGTCAGCGTCTACATGAATAAACGTGTCTGCTACTCCTATTCTATTAAAGCCTACATTAAGTAAAGCTTCAAGTATTGCATATCTATTAGAATGAGAAGCAACATGTATGTCGGCTGCAAACCCTCTAAGGTGTGATGAGTTCTCTGAGCCTCCCACTTTTTCATTATGCTTTGGCGTTCTAAACCCTGAGTTTATTTTGAATGGTGTTCCGGCCACTTCACGTGCGCTGTCTAACATACGTAGAAAAGAATCATCCATATTGCTTCCGCTATCGGGAGAGTCTGGAGAATCAAATTCTGCATCTGTAAAGTATTTCACTTTTTCTTTATTAGTTGAACAATTTTAATGATTGTATACACTAAGGTAGCAAAAAATAATAAACTTTGTAGACCCTCATTAATTTCAGCTATACTGACAATTAATACAGTAGCACCAAGTATCGTAGGTTCAAAATCTAAATTCATGTTATTCTGTGTCATCATTTATAGGTTCAACTAAATCCCAACTTTGAGTATCCTCGTTCCAGGAGTACACATTATCATCCTCCGGCATTGGCGTTGGGGCTTGCCAATCACTGTTATCGTCTAAAGACCAACTTGGGTATGGCTGAGGCGCAACAAAGACATCACTCTCTGAGTCGTAGGTAGAGCCTATTCCAGCAAACCGTTTTCTTATATTATTATTATAAGATGTTTGCACCCAATTTGTATGACCAAAGAGCGTAGAACAGAACTCTACTCCTTTAGCTTCGCTTTCTGTTTCACCATCAAGCAGTTCATTGTTGTGTACAACTATTACTTTGGTTACTACATTGTTTTCGTCAAGTTCTGCAAAATGTGCCATAATTTATTTTTACAAAGTTAATTAAAATTTATTTAAGAGTGAACGTATGTTCCACTCCCTGTATATGTTAATACTGTATAATCTCCGTCTGTCGTTACTGTTGGACTACCCGTTGTAGAGCTTGAATATTCAGATGTTTTTAATCTTAATATTACTACTCCCGCTCCTCCTGCTCCTGAAAAACCTCCATCATAAGTAGTTCCTCCACCTCCACCACCGAGGTTAGCAGTTCCACTTTGTCCTGTAGTTAAATTTGCAGCACCATCACCACCACCACCAGTTCCTCCAAGACCTCTTGCACTTTGATTAGTAAATGATGAACCACCTCCACCACCAGCATAAGCTACAGAAGCACCAGTTATAGAAACAGCTAATCCATTTCCACCATTTCCTCCACCACTACCAGAACCATTGTTACCGATAAGAGTAGCACCACCTCCACCACCACCACCATAATCTGGTGCGGTTTGTCCAGTTCCTTGCCCTCCATCTTTACCTTGATTTGCAGTTGCAGAACCTCCAGTACTCGTTGAACCACCACCACCACCTGAACCACCAGCTGAACCAGCAATGTTAGGGCTAATAGAAATTCCTCCACCACCACCACCATCACTAGTAATGGTTGTCATGCCTGAACCTGAAAGTACGCTATTTGTACCATTTACTCCTGCTGTTGTATTGTAAGCAACTCCTGCTCCACCACCACCTACTGTTATTGTATATGTTCCTGCTGCTAAAGTTATGTCTGATTCTGAAGAAGAGCCACCACCCGATGAACCACCGTAAGATGTTCTTAATCCACCTGCTCCTCCACCACCTGCGTGTCTGTTACCTCCACCTCCACCACCAGCAATAGTCAAGAACGACATATTACCTGCTAAAGGCCTAGGTGTTGGGTTTTCTTTAAAGGCCATGTAGATGTAAGTTTGTCCACTTTGATTTATTGATGTAGCACTTGATAATGTAAAGCCATCAGAGTCAAATGATGTAAAATTTGTATTGGTTACCTCTGCATTATTTCCATTTGCATAAACCATTTTATTGATACCTCTAGCAGAATCTACCATTTCCCAACTATCTACTCCATCTGTTTCCTTTCCCATAATCCAATCTGGTTGAAATCCAACGCCTGTTATAGCGTGAGTAGCTCCTGTTCCAGTATAAGTTCCCATCTTGCTAAATCCACTTACTGAATGAAAAACATAAGATATATACTCACCACCACTTGCATTTACAGTTCCATCCGAACCTATTTTATTTGTTGTGGA